CTACATCGCGCGACGTACCCACTTGAAGGCTTTGATACCGACAAGCAACAAGAGCACCGCAGCACCGATCAGCGCAACAGACGCCGACTGCGCAGCAATATCCGCCACAACAGCCGTTACCACCACCGCCGCCGCGTTCGCCATAGGCGAAACCAGCAGCGTTACTACGAACGCAAAGAAAACCCGAAGATATGCCTTCATCATGGCATCCCCCGAGCCTACATCGCGCGACGTACCCACTTGAAGGCTTTGATACCCACAAGTAGGAGAAGAACGGCAGCACCGATAGCTGCAACCGAAACGGCTTGAGCACCGATATCGGTAACAACTGCCGTCACATCCACCGCCGCAGCCTGGGCCACTGTCGCACCCGAAGCCAAACCACCAGCAACCAACCCACGCCAACACTTACGCATTGCATTACCTCCTACGATGATTGAACCAACCGGACCAATTGACCAAAGGCCCATCCCAACGCCCACACCCCCAACATCGCGGCTGTGATCGCTGCCCCACCGGCGAGGTCAAGTTCCCATCCATTCGTCTGCGCAGGAACCACCATCGCCCAAGCCTCAGCGTTCGCAACCAAGTTGCGCCCGCCGCAATTCGTACCCCAATCCGACAGTATTTCCGATGCCAACGGCGTAAAGGTCGAGTTAACCGCCGCGACACTGCTGCCGCTGATCGTTACGAAATCCAAACACGTCACCTGTGCGCTCACGCTGCATCCTCCCGGTCGACTTCCAACGAGTACCAGTCGGGCATCACGCACGGCGTAAGCTCAACGATGCGCACACGCGTCGGAAACTGCACCACGTTGCGCGGCTCAAGAATGTTGATCCCGACGGCCCGACATGCCTTTGCATGCCGGAACAACGTCGCCCGTGATGCAATCGTTGTGACATCCACACCCGCCAGCCACGCCGCCGCGTACGCCCGCGACCGCGCCGGGATAACGTCCAGAATGTCCGGCTCGTCCGAGCGATCAACTTCCCGCAAGATCGCCGTTTCATCTTCGTAGGCTTCCTCAAGACGCTCTTGCGTGATGTCGTCTAACCGTTCCAGCTCCAACCGACTCAATAAACGCCGCTTCATTTCGACCTCGACACGAACCACGCCGTTATCTTGACACCACTGCACCACCCGCGATTTAGGGTCAGCTCCATGTGCAACCAGCTCCGCACCCTTGAGATATGCTTTAAACATACGATGCGTATTCGCCCACCACACCGACTCGTCGCCCTGGCGACCACGTTTGACACGTGCTACCGAACGACCCGCAAGCCACCGAATGACAGCTCGGGCTTGACTATCCGACCCCGCCGCAAAATTTCGGGTGACGTCCAGACGATGTACTCGCGCACCTGATTGCGTGCCACCGTTGGGAACGTCCCGAGCAAAGCGGAAAGGAGGCAGTCCGAGTGAAACGACGATTCCCTCCACGCAGCCCAGGGTGCCGTGCCAGTCATGATTGAAAACGTTGTCACGGCGAGAGAACCGCCCCGCATTTCCAGACAGGTATAAACGCGCACCATCACATCCCACAGCGACGGATGTGGCATATGACCCGCCATGACTCGCGGGGCTAACGCGCTCAAAGCGGCAATTACCGGCTGCGTCATGGTAGGAAGTGACCCCCCGGAGAACGAGCGGCAAGCCCCCTTCCGGACGATGTTCGCTAAGGGTGATCCAATCGATAAACGGCGCGCCATTTGCTACCCCTTTCGAGAGCATGGGCTTATTTCACTATCCGGGAAATTTGTCGCAAAGTCTCAAATTGAGACTGAGTGGCGTAGTGTTACTTGCCATTCAGAACTCCCAGATGAGAACCGTTCTCGCAGCCGGAGCGCCTAAGGTCCCCCGATCTGATGCCCCGAGTGTCCACAAGGTTATTGACACCCGAGAACGATTCCCACCCGGAAGCCATCACGACCTCGCCGCCTGAACCGCCGCAACCAAAGGCTGAGCACCCGTGCAGACCGTCTCAAACTTGCCCCGGTAGAACCGCTGCTCGGTGATGAGGGTCAGCCGAAGCGGAAACTTCCCATCAAACGCCGACAGCGCCGCAACAGCCCTCGGATCGCATTGCACTTCGGCTTCCTCGAAGCCCGCGCCCGTAATCGTGACCGTACCGAACTTCCCGCGCTCGATCGGCACTAGCACCCGAACCGAGCACATCTCAAACGGGTTCCCTGTCGCCTTCGCCGTACCCGCTACACCCTTGACACCGATACACATCATTTCCATTTCGTTCCCTCTCGCTAGTTGACGCTGGCGGGAAAGCACCAGCCAGCGAAGAATAGTAAAGGCTTCATACAACGTCAAGACTTTCACCCAACGTTGAGAACAACCCACCACTGCGCTAACGTACTGCAACCACGAGGAGACCCCATGAACGTTGCCCAGCTGCTCGACCGCGTACTAAAGAACGCCGGCATACGATCCGACTACGCACTAGCCGCCCAACTCGGAGTGAGCAGGCAACGCATCAGCCACTTCCGCGCCGGGAGAGAAATCCCCGGCGATGCAATGGCCATGCGACTCGCCACAATGGCCGACATCGACGCCGGCTACGTACTCGCCTCAATGCACGCACTCCGTGCGAAACGCTCCGACGAGCGCCGGGCGTGGGAATCCCTCGCAAAAAAGGCGACGATTGCAGCTAGTCTATTGATTACTATGGGAATAATACTCGGCTACCCGAGTATAGACGGCCAAGGCCTGGCCGAACTCGAAGAACTTACCGCTTACACATTATGCGCACTTGGCTTGCTACAGCTCACACTCGCCACCCCCAGACACTTCTTAAGCCTACAGCGGCACCCTTGCCCCGATCTAACAGGCAATCGACTGTAGCGGCCCTCAAGGCGTCCTAGCCTTACCCGAAAGTCAGAAAAACCCCGACTGCAGAACGAGAACGCCCTACCGTTAACAGGGAATGCGTACCGGAAGCATCGAGATGCTGTGTTGGGTCACCACCCACGAGCTTGCGCAGCTCACGGGCGTACACCGAACCACCGCAACCGCCTGGCGTACCGGAGCACACCGCGCACCGCTCGCAGTCATCAAGTTACTCGAAATGTATGTAGGCGGACACGTTGGCCCACTCGCCGGAACCGCCTGGCATGGGTGGTATTTCGACCGCGAAGGGTTACTGTGCTCGACGTTCTCGCCGCCCTACCGGATCAGCGCCGGCGAGCTCAACGCATATCTGTTTTTGAGAACCCAGGGCATCGCCGCAGAAAGCACGGCGCAACTGCTCGGGGCCCGGCGCTAGCGCGCCGTGCCCTTCGGCGGTGCTGGCAGCTTGGCGGCACCAAGCGCGGAACCGTAGGAGCGCTGCGGCATGACCTGCGCCGGGCCGTCCGGCGCACCGCTGCGCGGCTCCGGGTCAGTATGCCGCGAATCACCCGCAGCAATGTCTGATACGCCGCTTTGCTTTGCAGTGGCCTGCCCCCCGGAACCATCCGCGCGTACTGGATCGGCCCAGGCACGGAAAAAACCATTTGCAACGATCTGACGGCACATATCTTCGGGAACCTCGGGAAGCAAGGTCGCCTGTTGCGTATAGCAGCGACACCGCGACCCATTCGATACACACCCTGCCGGCTCCGGCGCCTGCTTCGGCCGCATGACTTCCGCATACGCCGGCGCGGAATGCGGCAACCCCGCCAACATCGGGCGAAACGACTCCAAATAGTTTTCCTGCTGCGCCCTCCAGGGCACTTTCGCGGCATCCGGCCCACGGCGTACCCGCTCCGAGTCTGTATAACTGCCCTCTCGCGCCTTCCCTTTTTCGGTTTTCGCACTTCCAGCGATCCGCGACTCCGCAGTGAAGTATTTATACGCGTACCCGACACCACCAGCGAGCAACGCGACCGCCACAACCGGCAACAAGATCGCAGCGAAAAGCTTTCCCGGCAACCGCCGCTTATGCGTATGCACTTCCGCCGATCGATACGCCGCGAACAACTCCGCAGGATACCGCCACTGCGACCGAATCGAATCCGCCCGCGATTTGTCCGCATCCTCGCAGCACTCCGCCCAGGCATGCACAACGCCCCCCTGCGTACCGAACGCGCGAACCACGTGCCGATGCGCCCCGACCAATCGCCTTAAGTTCGCATCCAAAAGCTTCGGGTGCTGCGTGATTACAACGATGTCAAGCCCGCGGTGTCGATGAGTCTCAAGCGCCGCCACATGCGCCGGAACGAGTGACCCCGTACCCCTCGGACGGAAACAGCTCTGAGCCTCATCAATCACCACAACCGACCGATCAGGAACTTTCATCCAATCCGCACCGCCCCCTTCCATCGGAATCCAAGGCAGCTTTAGATCGGCTATGCCGTGGTAATACACCTCACGGTCGGGAAACTCTTTTTGAACAAAGGCTAGCGCAAAAAGTGTCTTCCCAGATCCGGGCAGCCCTGTAATTAAGTAAATCACCTCTAGTCCCGATCGTAATTATCAGGGTCGTCCGGGTCGAAGTCGTCGTGATAACCCGCCGGGTCATCGCGCGGGTCACCCGTGATCGTAAAACGCAACGCCCGATACGCAAAAATCCCAACGAACAACGTTAGAACCGCCGCGCCAATCAACCCCACTGCCAAACCCGCGCTCGCAATATCTGACACCACCCCGCTAACATCCACAGCAGCCATAACACCCCCTCAATGAACCACCATACGCTTAAGCGCCCCACTGGTAAGCCCCGAAATCACCAGCCGCGCCGTCAGCGCCGAAAAAAGCAACTGAATCGCGCGATCTAGCTGGACCACGCCGAGCACTTGAATAATGAACGCGGGAAGCCCGCCAATGCGGGTTGTGATATCCCCAAGCAACGTACTCAGCACGATGTCAATCCCGGTGTACGCCACAAACCCTATCCCGAGCGCCAACAACACACGCCCCGTGAGACTGGCAGCACTCAGCGCCAGGAACCCGATTAACGTTGCAGCGAAGCCAGGCATCTAAAACACCCCCGCCTGTTCCACACCGCGCGCTTCCAGATGTGACAACGACAACTCAGCGTACTCGACGCACATCGAGGCATGGTCCAAACAACGAACCTGTTCCTCAGACCATACCCCCCGTTCATTTTCACCATCCAAACGCTCCCGAATCATCCGCAACCGACCCCGAAGCCCCAAAACACGCACAAATGCTCGCTTCATATCACCCCCACGATTCGCGCCGCCCCCACACCGGCGACAAGCAACAGCACCACCCCGAACGCCTCCAAGTAACTGCACAGCGACAAGAACGGCAACGT